GACATCCTCAAGTCCTCAACTGGTTCACCAGTTCCAACATCGTTCTACGACCAAGTGATCATGCGCGCACGTATGATCGCCCCAGTCCTTGGAACATCAACTGTCCTCAACACCGCTGGTGGAGAGAACCTTCAGATTCCATCACTGTCCACCTACTCCGTAGGAACTGTCAACTCGGAAGCAGCAACAATGGGCGAGAGTGACCCAGTGTTCAACGCCTTCATCACGTTGTCGGCATACAAGTTCGGATTCCTCACACAGGTTTCGCTTGAACTGTTGGAAGACTCTGGTGTTGACATGCTCGGCTTCTTGGCTGATCAAGTTGGCAACGCAGTTGGATTCGCAGTTGGTTCAGCATTGACTGTTGGAACAGGCACGACTCAACCAACAGGTATCGTCGCAGCGTCAAGCGTTGGCGGTACTTCTGGAACAGCAACCGGCTTCACAGCAGACAACCTCATCGACCTTTACTACTCACTTGATGGTGCTGCTCGTCAGCTCCCAGGCGTAGGCTGGATGATGACTGGTAAGTCAATCGGTCTTGTTCGCAAGTTGAAGGACACGGCAGGCAACTACGTGTTCCAACCAGCACTCGGCATCGGTTCACCTGACACATTGTTGGGTCAGCCAATCTTCGAGAACCCATCGATGGCAGAAGCCACCACTGGTTTGAAGTCCGTAATCGTTGGCCACTTGCCTTCGTACTACGTTCGTCAAGTCGGCGGCATCAAGTTGGATCGTTCCGATGACTTCGCATTCAGCGCAGGTCTCGCAACCTTCCGTGCAACGATGCGTGTTGACGGCAACTTGCCACAAACATCACACGTCAAGCATCTCCTCCAGCCGTAAGGCTTGAGGGGCTTGTCCCCTTACATCCCATAATTCCCCTAGGCTTAGGGTCGTCGCGAACACGCAGGGCGCGACGACCCTATTTCTATTTACCCCCTGCGATCTGCGAAGGAGAAGGAAGTGGGCAATGTTCGTAATCGTCAACAACACACCGGTAGAACTACCAGAACTCGAAGCACAGATTCTGTTGCGTCGGGGAATAGCGCATTTACCAGAGCAAGCAGACCTACCAACGGAGACGCGCTACGAATCCTTTGGTACAGCAATGCTCCCTTCGTCCCCACCGGCTACGGTACGCAAACCGCGCAAGCCGTCACAAGGCTCGTCAAAGAAGGTCACGAAGTAGCAATCCATGCCATGTACGGACTCGAAGGAGTCACGTCAAATTGGAATGGAATCAAGATGTATCCACGTGGGATGGCACCATATTCCGATGATGTGTTGGTTGCTCATGGGATGGACTGGGCGAATGGTAATCGTGAGTTGCCTTCGTTGTTGATGACTTTGTTTGATGTGTGGCCGTTGAAGTCAAAGTCTTTGGAGATGGTACAAAACATTGCGTCGTGGGTTCCGATTGACCATGCGCCTTGTCCTGAAGATGTGGTGGCTTGGTGTGCGCGTCCGAATGTGAAACCGATTGCAATGTCTCGGTTTGGTGAGAAGATGCTGAATGATGCTGATGTGGAATGTTTCTATGTTCCTCATGGGATCGAGTCGGTGTTTAATCCTGATGTCAAGTTTGTGAATGGTGACAAACAGTTCACAGGTCGTGCGTTGATGGGTGATGTTCCTGATGACAAGTTTGTCGTGATGATGAACGCAGCGAACAAGGGTGCTAGTCCTTCTCGTAAGTCGTTTGCTGAGAACTTGTTGGCGTTCGGTATTTTTGCGCAAGATAAACCTGACGCATTGTTGTATCTGCACACGGAGAAGGATGGTGCGATGGGTGGGGTGAACTTGGTTGCGTTGTTGGCTGCGTGTGGGATTCGTGATGATCAGTACAAAATTGTTGACCAGTACGCATATCGGACTGGGTTCCCCCAGCAGGCGTTGGCAACTATGTATGCAGCTGCTGACGTGCTGTTGTCAGCAAGCATGGGTGAAGGGTTTGGGTTGGCTGTGGTCGAGGCTCAAGCCTGTGGCACCAGAGTGATCGTCTCGGACTTCACTGCTCAGCCGGAGTTGGTTGGGTCTGGGTGGACTGTGGAGGTGCAACCGTTTTGGGATGCTGCACAGAAGTCTTGGTTCTGCACCCCACAAGTGGGTTCCATTGTGGATGCCCTGAGACACGCCTACGACGCTCCTAGAGGCGTTGATCAGGTGGCTGTGGACTTCGCACAGGCATACAACGCTGACGCTGTTTGGGAGGCTCATTGGAAGCCTGTGATGAAAGGACTTGCTGAATGGTGCCGTGCATCATCATCCCAGTCCTGAACAGGTATGACTTGTTGGAACGGGCGATCCGCTCGATTGACTATCCCGTTGAGCAACTGATCATTGTTGACAACGGCGATGGGTATGACGCTGACCTGTTGGCTTGGACTGCGCCTTGGCAATACATCCAGAACTGGTATCTGTGGAGGATGCCAACGAACCTTGGTGTGGCACCATCATGGAACTTGGGCATCAAAGCAACACCTCATGCGGAGGGTTGGATTCTGTTGAACTCTGACGCTTACTTTGAACCAGGTCAACTTGAAGCGTTCTACAAAGATTGTGAACCGAACAACATCACGTTGAATAGGTCGATGCCTCATTGGTCGTGTGCGTGGGTGGGTGCTGGTGTGGTTGAGCGTGTTGGTCTGTTCAGCGAGTGTTATGTGCCTGCATATTTTGAGGACAACGATTTTGAGAAACGTGCGGAGCGAATCAATGTTCAGGTGAAGGTTTCGCAGGCTGGTATCGGTCACGACAATTCTTCAACGATTGCTTCTGATCCGTCGTTGGCTGAGAAGAACAGCAAGAGTTTCCAAGCGAATCAGGAGTTGCATGCGTTGCGTTGGCAGTCAGGTTTGCCTGACGCTGGGCATTGGGATTTGAAGCGTCGAAGGGAGTTCGGGTGGGATTGATTGACTATCAAGGTGTGCATGAGGGTGAGACTATTTATGTGTTTGGGTCTGGTGCGACATTGAACTATCTGGCACCGAGTTTCTTTGATGACAAGATTTGTGTGGCAACAAACTTCTGTGGGTCAGTGTTCGGGTTGGGCAGGTATTACGTGTTCAGCCACTATCACGCTGACTCAATATCTGAAGCACAGCTAGATGAGACGGTTGCTGTGTTCACCCCTCAACGCGAGCATGGCACCGACGCAGACTTCCTAGGGTTCATGCCGAAGATCGTCACATTCCCAACCACCACTGGTCGTCCTGGCACATCGTTCAATCCTTCCGGCAAGGACTGGCCTACGCTCGACAACTCACTCGTCATCGGGTCATCTGGGATTCATGGTGCGATGCACTTGGCTGCATATCTCGGTGCGAAGTTCATTGTGTTGGTTGGTGCTGATTGTGGAACTTTGGGTGGTGCCGAACGGGTCGAAGGCTATGTGAAGGGTGATATTCCTTGGGCGTTGTATGAGCAACATCTTCGAGACATGAAGCAACGCTTGTGTGATATGTACGGATGTCAGGTCTATTCGTTGAATCCGTTTATCAACTACAGTTTGGAAGGTACTGCGTATCGTGGAGCAGCGTCAATCAACTAGAATTGGAATCCTATGGCAATCACCAACGGCTATGCCACACGCAATCAGATCAAGTCGGCACTCCGAATCGGGACTGCTGACACGATTGATGACGAACTGATTGACAACTGTGCCGGTGCTGCATCACGTCTCATTGACGGTTTTTGCAATCGCAAGTTTTGGGCTGTTGGGTCTGCAACTGTTCGCGTCTATCAGGCTGAGGATTCGTTCTTCTGTTCAATAGATGACATCTCTGGAACTGCAATCACGCTGCAAACTTCAACAAATGCTGATGGTGTTTTTGATACAACTTGGAGTCCAACCGATTGGCAGTTGGAACCGTTGAACGGTAATCTTGATGGCATCGAATGGGCGTATGACAAGATTCGTGCAATCGGTGACTACCTGTTCCCAACTGTGAATGCCAACTATGGTGAGCAAGCGTTGGTGAAGGTGACAGCAAACTTCGGTTGGCCGTATGTCCCTGAAACAATTACTCAGGCAACAATCATTCAGGCATCAAGAATCTTCAAACGATATGACAGTCCGTTGGGTGTCGCAGGATTCGGTGACATGGGCGCGATCAGGGTGAGCCGTGCGCTTGACCCTGACGTGGCACAGCTCGTCGAGCCGTACCGACGCATGCGTCTATTCGCATGAGTTCAGCCACCACCGTCTCCCAGATCAAAACTGGTTTGGCTGCGAACTTGGCAACGGTGTCAGGTCTTCGCGCTTACGCCTATCAGCCTGACAATGTGAACACCCCGTTCGCTTGGCCGTTGCTGGACAGTATCCAGTACAACGGGGCTATGGGTGGGGGTTTGATTACCCACAAGTTCACGATCAGTGTTGTGGTTGGTCGTTCGGCTGAGCGTACTGCACAGACTTTGTTGGATGGGTATCTGTCTTATGCCGGTGCTATTTCTATTCGTCAGGCGATTGAGTCGGATCGGACTTTAGGTGGGGTTGTGCAGGATTTGATCGTCGAGTCTGCAAGCAACATCTCTACCCTTGAAGCGAACGACGCAATCTATCTGGCGATTGACTTCACGGTCACGGTGTACGCCTGACCCCTTGCCGAGTGTGCGTTGTGGCGTGTAGTGTTATCGCATCGGCTCTGCCGAGCAGACATCAACTCGAACGCCGATAGGCAGGAGCAGACATCATGGCTAAGCAAGTACTCACAAACGTGGCAGTCACCTACGGCACTGCAAACACCGACATCAGCGCGTATGTAACGTCAATTACATTGTCATCCAGTGCGGCGGAAGTTGCCACAACTTCGATGGGTTCTTCAGCTGTGACGCGAATCCAAGGCTTGATTGATAACTCAATCACAATGGAATTGCAACAGGACTACCCAACGATTGAGAAGTTGTTCTTTGATGCGTTCACTGCTGGTACTGCTGTACCGATGACAGTGAAGCCGAACGGTACTGCTGCTGCTTCGTCCACGAATCCACAGTATGCGTTCTCGGTTCTGCCGACTGCACATGAGATGGTCAAGGGTGCCATTGGCGACTTGGCTACGATGTCAATCAGTTTCCCAATCTCTGGTGCAATCACCAAGACAGGTACTGGCGCGTAGTTTCTAATAATCCAATCCCTTACCTGCGGAGGTAGAGAATGAAAATAGCACTCAGTTTGACTAGTGCATTAGATGGTAAGCAACGAACGATCTTCGCTGCGTTCCCTGACTTCATTGCGTTTGAAAACAAATACAATCGCAGTGTTGCCAAGTTTGAAGCCGAACTCACATTGACCGATCTTGCATACCTTGGATGGCATGCAGAGAAACGGTTGAAGAAGACTGGCTTGGACTTTGAATCATGGTGCGAAGAGATTGAAGCACTCGAAGTGGGAGATGGCGCAGAAGCAGTGATCGTCCCTTTGGAGACAAGTCAGCCCACTGGGTAATTTCATATCTCGCTTGCGAGACAGGAATTGCACCATCAGTGTTGCTGGCAGAAGAACCACGAATGCTGTTCACAATGTTGGCATACCTTCGATGGAGAGCCATTCACCTAGGCAAGTAGTATCGGTGTATGGCAAGACCTAACCCAGGCGCAAGTCGTGCAGGAACATTCCGTTCAAATGTTCAGAACGACGCTCCGGTACAGATACTAGGGATCACTGAATATCTTCGTGATGCTGCTAAGCAATACCCTGAGTTCAACAAATACGCTCGTATCGCATCAAAACAAGTTGCCAATTTGATCGTGGTTGCAGCCACCTTTGAAGCAGCTTCGGTGACACGTAATCGTCAGGCTATGGAAGTGATGAAGGGCATGGTCGCCACCAGTGATCGTGTGCCAACAATCAAACTGAAGGAAGACTCGACATTCAATTCCAGGTCGAGGAAGTTTGGTTCTTCATACAACATCAAGACACGTCGCAGAGTGAAGCGCAAGGTGACAAGAGGCGACGTGTTCTTTGGTGCCGAGTTCGGTGGTGGTTCGTATGGATCAGGGAACCTCACTGTGGCTGGGGCTAAGTCTCGCGCTGGGACTGAGATGTTCCGCAAGGGTGGGGGCAGGACAACCCAGTTCCTTCGCCATCGTGGACAGTCAGGATACTTCTTCTGGCCTGCCGTTCGCAAACATAAGGGTGATATTGCTGACGCTTATTTGGGTGCGATTCAGAAGGTCTTGGATGGCTTGGCAGCTAAGGGAGCAGCGCAACAGATAGAACGCGAGTCGGTTGGTTCCGGCCCTCTGTTGAGTGATTCTATGAAGGTGATTTAGATAGTTGACTTTGGCTGTGGTTTCGCTACCCTGTAGATAGGGAGGCGTTCATGGTTGTCTATTTTGATTCGGTCAAGTCTGTTCAGCCGAAGCCGTTCGCCACGAATTGGGTTGACCTGAAAGAACGCTTGATGCACCATGAGGAGAATGCCAACAAGTCTGATGGTGCGTTGTGGTCACCTGTTGAGTACTACCAAGGTAGGACTAGAGGGAACACTGCGATCAGATTCATTGAAGCGTTGGTCGTTGACATGGACGGCGAATCATTCGCCAACGCCAACCTTGACGGGTTTGAGTATCTTGCCTACTCCACATACTCACATCGACTAGATGATCCCCACTACCACTTAGTTCTGCCACTTGCTGAGCGTGTACCGGCAGGACTATGGCGAGCAGTGTGGGCTGAGTTGCATGAACGAATCAACTTGCAAGGTGACCCTGCAACCAAAGATGCTGCGCGTATCTTCTACCTTCCACAACATGCACCAGATCAACCGTTTGAGTTCCACGAACAATCAGGTGTATTCATTGACACCGACTTCCAATACGAACCTGCACGGAACCCAACACCAGCGTCACCACGTCAATCGGCTCAGCCTCGACGCAAACGCACTGTTGGTGTGGAGATGGATGATGCTTGGTGGGATGCTGCGAAACCGATGACACAGTATTCACATCTTGAAGGTCACGCATTGTGGAAGACAATGGCTGATGATTTCCGTGTGATGGTTGCCGAGTATCGAGAAGCCGTGCGCTTGGCCAGTCAGGATGTCATCTAGAATTGCCGCATGGCTGGCGAACGTACCTTTGTTGTCAAGTTCATCTCCGATGTGGCTGGTGCGCTCAGAGGCATCAAAAGGGTTGGCGATGATGTAGGTGGAATGGGAAGCAGGATCGCTTCTGTTCTGCCGTCTTTCAAGACAATGGCGATTGCAGGCACCGCAGCGTTTGGTGCAGTTTCTGCTGCATCGTTCAAGTTGGTCAGCATGGCATCCAACTTGGAAGAATCACAATCCAAAGTCAATGTTGTCTTTGGTGCTTCAGCTGGTGTGGTGAACGAGTTTGCCGAAACATCAGCACAGGCGTTCGGTATTACGAAGCAGGCTGCGTTAGAAGCCACAGGAACATTCGGAAACTTGTTGCAGGCGTTCGGTACTGGCAAAGGTCAAGCAGCGGAGATGTCAACCACGTTGATCGGGTTGGCTGCTGACTTAGCATCATTCAACAACACCGGCATCGAGGATGCAATCCAAGCGTTGCGTTCAGGTTTGTCTGGTGAAACTGAACCGTTGAAACGATTCGGTGTTGCGATCAACGATGTCAGATTGAAAGAAGAAGCAAGAACTCTGGGATTGTATGACGGCACGGGCGCGTTAGACATCAATGCAAAAACTCAAGCCGCTTACGCATTGATTCTTAAGGACACAGGGTTGGCTCAAGGAGACTTCGCTCGAACATCCGATGGCTTCGCCAACCAGATGCGAATCTTGAAGGCTTCATTGACTGACGCTGCTACAGAACTTGGCACAGTTCTATTGCCTTATTTCAAAACTTTTGTCCAGTTCATAAACGACAACATTGTTCCTGGTGTCTTGGCGTTCGCTGACACCATTGGTGAGAAGGGTCTTGTTCCGGCGTTGGCTGCTGGTGTGGCTGCGATGGGGCAGTTTGGTATCACGACTGTCAATGTTCTTGAAGGTTCGTATGTTGCCCTTCTCAACTTCACGCATGACCTGTCAAAGACTGTGCGTATTTTGGCTGATGCTGCTGCGCTTGGGTTTGGTTTGCAAGGCAACATCGTTGGTGCTGGTAAGTCGTTGGCTGTTGCTGTGGCCATGTCAAAAGTGCAGGATGCAACGAATGAGGCGTTGGCTGGTGCCGGTGCAATGTTTGATGGATTCCGTGCCAAGGTTTATGCTGCACAGTTGCAGTTGGCTCAGATGGGCAAACCACCAAAGGATGTATCTGACTCGTTGGATCGTATGAGTCAAGCGACTCGATCAGCAGCCAATCAAGTGACAGAGATTATTCCGAAGATCACGTCGTTCAATACAGGAACTGGCGGTTCAGCCAAGGCTGTGAAGGATGCTACAGAGAAGTTGAAGATTTATACGGATGCGTTGAAGTCAACCAACTCTGCACAGAAGTCGTTCACGAATGCGCAGAAGGCTTCGGTCAAGGCTGGGAAATCGCTGACTGAAGCGAATACCAATTTGGCTGACGCGCAGACTGCGTTGGATCAGGCTGTGGCTGGGTTCGGTGCCGATTCTCCACAGGCTAAGAAGGCTGCGTTTGAGTTGGCGCAGGCTCAGCGTGGGTTGGAACGTGCTGGGTACAACGTGGAGGGTTCGTTGTTTGCGATCAAGGATGCTGAGGAGGCGTTGAAGAAGGCTCGTTCTGATCCTGAGTCAACACCTCAGTCAATTCGTGAGGCTGAGATTGCGTTGGCTGAGGCGAAGTTGTCGAGTGCTGATGCGATTGATCAGCAGACTGAGGCGACTAATAGTTTGACAACTGCGACTGATTTGTTGAATGAGGCTGTGTTTGGTGCGGCGGTTGGTTCAGATGTATTCAAAACTTTGTCTGATGCGTTGACTGCGGCGAAGGAGAGGCAGGCTGAAGCAACTGATGCTGTGGCTGAGGCGATTGATCGTGAGACTGAAGCGTTGAATAACTATCGTGAGGCGATCAAAGCTGCTGGTGAAATCGCCAAGTTGTATCCAAAGGTTGTGGCCGAGAACCCTATGGGTGGGTTTGCCAACACCATTGCGGAAACGGTGACTGGTAACTCGACTGGGTTCAACCCTGATGGTTCTTCGATTGTTGTCAATGTGAATGCTGGGATGATTAGTGATGAAGCAACTCTTGTCTCTGATCTGAACGATATGTTCACAGAGTTTGCTCGGAGGAATGGTAATCAGTTCGCTGGGTTTGTTGGAGTGCGCTAGTGGCTAAGGCTGCGAAGTGGGGTTCAACATACAAAGTGTTGTTGGATGTCGGCTTCTTGGCTGATGCGTTCACATTGGATTCAAGCCTGTTGGATGGCAGTGATGTGTTGGATGGTTCAACAGACTTTGTGGACATCACCGAGTATGTGACCAACATCAATATCAATCGTGGTCGTGCGACACAACTTGATTCGTTCCCATCATCATCTTGCACAATCACTGCCGATGATCGTGCAGCTGAACGATACTTTGATCCACTCAATACAGCGTCCCAGTGGTATTCGGGTGGGACTGTGGGTATTGCACCACGTCGCAAGTTCGAGGTGTATGGCGGTACAGCCGGAACGACTGCAATGTTCTCAGGGTTTGTGTACGACTTGAACATCGACTACGCCGATCCGAACCTGTCCACTGCAACCATCGTTGCCACCGACGCGCTCGGGCAACTTGGTCAAACTGTGCTGACCGCATTCAACCCTTCATCACAACTTACCTCTGCGCGTGTGTCAGCGATCTTGGATCGTCCAGAGGTTTCGTTCTCGACTGCGTTGCGGAACATTGAGACTGGGGTTGCGACGTGTGGAACGGTTGCGTATGACGATGCGACGAATGTGTTGCAGGCGTTGCAGGATGTGGCGACGGCTGAGGGTGGGCGTTTGTTTGTTAATCGTTCGGGGTTGGTTGAGTTTGATGCTCGGATTGCTGTGTCATTTGGTACGGCTGTGGCTTCGTTTGGTGGTACGGCTGAGATTCCGATTCAGTCTTTGGCGAATATCTATGGGGCTGAAACTGTCATCAATAGAGTGGCTGTGCAGATTGACGGCGGCACGGCTTCGTCGATTGCGTCTGGTACTGCGTCGCAGGCTGAGTACGGGATCAAGGCGTTGTCGTTGACTGGGGTTCCGTTGGCCACTGATGCTGCTGGGTCAGCCTTAGCGTTGAGTTTGTTGACACGGTTTCAGGAACCTGTGGTTCGGTTCTCGGAGATGGATGTGTTGTTGAATGCGTTGACTTCAGCACAACAAGCACAGATGGCAGCACTAGAAATTGGTGACATTTTATCCGTCAGCAAACAATTCTCCAGCGGTACCCCCAGCCTCGTCACCCAGAACGTGGTCGTCGAATCCATCAGGCACACAGTCAACCCATCAACACATCGCGTCACTGTCGGGTTGGGGCAAGTACAACTCATCTTGCCGTTCGTGTTGGACACCTCACCGTTGGATTCAACCCTCTACGGTTTGACCTAGAATGGGAACACTATGGCAGGCTTAGGACGCAAAACATTCTCACCAGGAGATGTGCTGACATCAAGTGATGTCCAAGGATATTTGATGGATCAGAAGGTCATGGTGTTCTCTGGTACAGCAACACGCGACTCAGCGATACCTAGTCCATCAGCAGGAATGGTTTCATACTCAACTGCATACGGTCTAATCGTGTACAACGGCACCGCTTGGGTGACGGTATAGAATAGGGGCATCATGGCTGGCTTAGGAAGAAAAACATTCTCACCTGGAGACGTACTCACATCAAGTGATGTCCAAGGATATTTGATGGATCAATCCGTCATGGTGTTCGCAGGAACAGCTGCACGGGCTTCAGCCATCCCAAGCCCATCAGCAGGCATGGTTGCGTACTCGACTGCTACATCGTTGCAGGTTTACAACGGCACAGCATGGGTTGATGCTTCAACAGGTTATGGTTCTGCTACAGGTGGCACAGCTCTGGCTTCACCACCATCGGGTTATTCGGGCATGTCCTTCACGGCAGATGGAACGCTTACAGTAACGCGCGCTGGTTTGTTTGATGTTTTTATGGTTGGTGGCGGTGGTGGTGGTGGGCAAAACACTGAACTGGTTGCCTATGTTGGCGGTGGCGGTGGCGGTGGTATTTATACCGGCACAATTTATTTAGCGGCGACAACTTACTCGATTGACGTTGGCGCAGGTGGTGCAGCAAAAACAGACGGCTTGCCAACTCGATTAGTCGCAGGGGACTTTACAAGTTTGACAGCTACAGGCGGCGGCAAAGGTGCAGGCAACTACGCACAAAACCAAATAGGTCTTTATCCAGGTGCAGGCGGCAGCGGTGGTGGTGGCACAGGAAACTCACAAGCCATTGTTTATGTCGGTGCTACAGGCATGCAAGGTTTTAACGGCGGTAACGGCGTGACTACCAACGGTCAGGCTGGTGGCGGTGGCGGTGGTGGTAGTGCAAACGGGTCGGCTGGTGCAACAACTGTGGGCGGTGCTGGCGGTGCAGGGCTTACATCATCGTTTAGCGGTGTGTCAACAACTTATGCAGGTGGCGGTGGTGGCGGTGGTGCGTCAGGTGGTACAGGTGGCACAGGTGGCGGCGGCGCTCGAACAGTCGCAGGGACAGCAAACACAGGCGGTGGCGGTGGTGGTAACAACGCAACAGGCTCAGACAACTCAGCCGCAGGCGGTAGTGGAATTGTTATTGTGAGGTTCAAAGTATGAGTACGTATTTTGCACAAGTCACTAATGGTGTTGTCACGAAAGTCGCTGTGGTTTCAGCAGACTTTATGGCTGCTAACCCTGATCGTTACCCAGGCGAATGGCATGAAACATTCTTTGATGTTGAAGGCAAAACTTATGCTGGTATCGGTTACACATGGGATGGTACAAACTTCCTTCCACCAGTAGTTGTGCCTGACTAATGTGTTTCGTTCACGTTGGCTGATTGTTGCTCCTGCGCTTCTAGCCTCGATCTTTAGTTTCATTCCGTCAGCGTCAGCTGATCCGGCACCAGGGTTGTCCACGTCGTATTACACGATTGATGTCGTTCCTCCTGTCATGTCTGACACTGAGTATCCATTGTGTGGATCAGAGGTGGAGAACAACATCAATCGAAGTTATGACGGTGAGCCATATCAAGATTGCACAAACGATCTGTTCATGGTTCACATGACAGGCTTCATCACGATCCCTGAACACAACACGATTGAGTTCTGGTTGGCTTCTGATGATGGTGGCCGTATCAGTATTGGTGGCAATGAGTGGGGCAACTGGGGTGATCAGGGTTGCAGTTGGATGGAGTCTGGGCAGATAGACATTAGTGCAGGCAGTCAACCGCTTGACTTGTGGGTGTACGAGAACGGCGGCTCGACGTGTGTGATGCTTGCGTGGAATATCAACGGTCAAGGTTTTGAGATAGTTCCGGATGATGCGTTCACTACCAACGGTGAATCAACCACGACCACTACGACTACGACAACTATCCCTCAGACAATGACAACTATCCCTCAGACAACGACAACTATCCCTCAGACAACTACAAGCAGCACGACTACGACTTTGAGTTCAACAACTACTTCTTCGACGACCACAACTTCAACAACAAGTACAACATCAACACAGCCACCACCACCTGAAACGGTGCCTCCACCACCCACAACAATGCCAGCCCCACCAGAGACAATGCCTGAGCCACCACCCACCCTGCCATACGTACTACAACCATTATTCCCTACCGTGCCAAGCACCATGCCTGAGCCACCTGCAACGCTACCGACAATCCCATTGCCCCCAGACACAATCCCATTGCCTCCAGACACCATGCCGTTGCCACCAGACACAATGCCCTTGCCACCAGACACAATGCCCCCACCCCCAGACACCCTGCCAGAAGCACCACAAGCCCCTGAGACAAGCGAACC